GTTCCGTGAGCGCGTCGAGCCGATCAATCGGTTTCAGCAGGCGATCCTGGACGAGCCTTTCCCAAGTCGCTACACGCGCGTCGTCACTCTCATCGAGGCGCCGGACACGGCAACGATCATTTCGTGAGGCAGGCCATGCGCATCAAGTTTCGCGGGTTGAACCCGCTCCGATGGGGGTTTGGCTACTGGCGCGCGCCGCGCGGCGCTGCTGTGCTAGAGCTTGGCCCGGTCGACCTTTACCTGAATGTGAGATGACAGATCTGAATCTGATTGAGGCAGCCGCCCGCGCCGCGGGCTACGAGGTGCGCCGGTACCGCGTCCGTGAGCTCGAAGTAGTCCACATCGGCGTGGGCGACCAGTGGGCACTGTTCGACCCGCGGCGCAGCGACATCGACGCGTTCCGCCTGCAGGTTGACTGTCGCCTCTCCGTCACCGTGGGCGAGAAGGCGGTGGCAGTGACGGCTTTCACCGGTGGGGATGGTGCGCTGATCCTCACTGAAGAGGTCGGAGAGAGCCGCGCGGCAGCCACCCGCATGGCGATCACGCGTGCGGCAGAGGCGCTGCACCACTACCGAATCTCGGAGGGCGGGGTTTGAACACGGCAGAAGGAAATGTCGTCATCTACCGCGTGGTGGTGATCGAGGGTAAGCCGCTGGCGGTCCCCGCGGCAGCCTTCAACATCAGCCGGAACCGGGCCATGCAGATTGCATGCAAGCTGGCTGGAACACGCACGCTGACTGAGGCGCGCAACAAACAACGGGAGGTGGCATGAGCGAAATTGCAATCCTTGAGCGTGGCCCGGCCGTGGCGACCCTGACCATGAGCAGCCGCGAAATTGCGGAACTGGTCGAGTCGCGGCATGACAGCGTGAAACGCACCATTGAGCGCCTGGCTGAGAAGGGCGTCATAGGTGTTCCACCAACGGTGGAATACAAAGACGGTCTAGGCCGCCCGGCCACGGAGTACCAGGTGGGCAAGCGCGACAGCTACATCATCGTCGCCCAACTCTTGCCGGAGTTCACGGCACGTCTGGTGGATCGCTGGCAGGAACTGGAGTCTGCCGCGGCCGCCGCTGCGCCAGCCATCCCGCCAAACTATGCGGCCGCGCTTCGCCTGGCGGCAGATATGGCCGAACAGAAGGAGAGAGCAGAGGCGCAGCTCGCTATCGCCGCGCCCAAGGTGGCCGCACTGGACCGGATCGCCACGGCCGACGGCCTGCTGAACCTGACCGGCGCCGCCAAGGCCCTGCAGCAGCAGCCCGTGAAGTTCTGCGAGAGCCTGCGGCAACTGGGCTGGATCTACCGCCGCGCCGGCGGAAAGAGCAATGTCGCCTACCAGGACAAGATTCAGGCGGGCTACCTGACGCACAAGACGACGACAGTCACGCGGAACGACGGAACGGAGAAGATCTGCGAGCAAGTACTGGTCACGCCAAAGGGGCTCACGAAGCTGGCGGTGCTGATCGGTGCTGGGATGTCGGTGTGAGCAACGTTATACAGATCAATGAGATGCGGCTGACCCAGAAAAGCCGCTTCGAGATGGGCCGGCGAGCCGACTGCCGCCACTTGCACCTGACGACGGACGAAGAGGGTGACATCGTGAAGTGCGATGACTGCGGCATGCAGGTCTCCGCCTTTTGGGCGCTCAGGATGCTGTCGGAGCACTACGAGCGGGCCATGGCGAAGTTGAAGAATCGCGAGCGCGCGCAAGCTATGGCCGAGCAGAAGACCATCCACCTGAAAGCCGCGCAGACGGTGGAAAGTGCCTGGCGAAGCCGCTCCATGGTCCCGACGTGCCCGCACTGTGGCGAGGGCATCGCGCCGACGGACGGCTTCGGGAGCTCAGCCATCAACAAGCAGATCGACGAGCGCCGGCGGGCGGAGCGTCGCAAGGTATGACCGAGATCTGCCGGGAATTCATCCTGCGCGGCCGTGCAGACTGGCAAGAGGTGGTGGCCGCGGTCAAGGCCGCTGCCCCGATCAAGGCCAGAGACGGCCGGCCGCTGCGGTTGATCTTAGTAGATGGCGGCGAAGATCGCCTGGAAGAGCAGGTGAAGTTCTACTGGTCGGCGGTGATCGAGCCCATTGCCGAGCAGGTATGGCTGGATGGCCGGCGCTTCAGCGAGAAGGCCTGGCACGAGCAGCTCAAGGGCATGTTCCTGCCGCCGCGTGAGGTACGCATGCAGGATGGGACGGTGCAGATGGTGCCGCCCTCGATCGCGCGGGGTGAGATCACGGTCGGCGCAATGGGGGAATTCATCATGAAGGTCGAGGCGCACGCCGCCACGACCTACGGAGTGGTGTTCGATTGATGTGGTGCTCAATTCGGGGGAATTGGGGTGGGAACATATGCAAGGCGGTATGCCGCCGCGGTCGCGGCTGGGCAATTGGGGTTTGCGTTCCATTTCGAGGTGGAGCGCGCGAAGACGCATCGGGGCAAAGTACTCGAGGTGCTTGCCAGCGCTGATGGCCTTCTGACTGGACAGGAAGTCGCCTTGCGCACAGGCCTCTCATACAAGCAGGCATTGAACGCCCTCATGGTGCTGCATGAAGAGCGCCGCGTCTCGCGCGCCGGGCGCAAGTTCACCGCCCGCTGGGGGCGGGTGAAAACGAACACCGGACACAATGGGCTGGAATCGTTCTTCCGCAGCCTCGTACCACACACCTAGAATTGCTGTCCAGCCCCTAGGATTGCCGCATCCGCCAAGTATTCACGCCGGCGCAATAAATCCGAAGATCATCTGCTAAGGGCAGACCATGAGCACTCGCGCATCCCATACCCGACGGAAAGCTCCCCCGGTATCCTTCCGGGTAGGGATGCGCGGCTGCACCTTCGCCGCCCTTGGCATCATCCTGAGCCTGTGGACCCTGGCGCTGTCGGCCATGGTGCAGGCTTCGGCTCCAGCAGCGCGCCCCAGCCAGATACAGGGATAGCACCAGATGGAGCGGGCAAACGGCACCCTCGAGGATGTAGCAGCCGAGATTGGCTACACCGCCACCTCGCGGCTGGTCGCCTGGTTCGGCGGCGCGAACCTCTATGTACCCGCTACCGCAACAGAAGACCACGCGGTAGCCCGACTGATCGGTCTTCCCGCATTCCGCCGGCTGGTGTCTGAATACGGCGGCACGACGCTGTCGGTTCCTGGTGGACACCTAGAAGAGATGGACCGGCGAGACCGCCTAATCGCCGAACGGCTGGGATGCGGCGCCGGTCCGCGCGAGATCGCCGCCGAGTTCGGTATCACCGAGCGCCGGGTGCAGCAGCTGCGCACCAGGATAGAGCAGACGGGTTTGATCCTGTTGCTCGTGCGTACGCGAGCCCGCAGTCCACGAGGCACAGCCAAGGCTGCCCGCCGCGAGTCAATCAGCCATCCGGCACAGCTCCTACTGCCTCTCGCCTGACCCCCAAAAAAAGGCTGCTTAACCCTTTATGTTCCCGCCACAGCGACCGATAACCATGCGGTGGACCGAATCATTGAGGTGCTAGAAGACCGCGCCGACCGTCGGGCTGAGCGATGTGGAAGACCTGATTCCGGGTAATTAGGAGTTACCAGTGTCGAAGATCGAGGGAAAGGCCAATTACCGAAAATTGGCTAACGACGCACGTGCCGAAGTTTGCGGTAAAGGCGCCGGCCGGGATGTCATCGGGGAGGCGTGGTGGCTCGCCGAGCTCGACCAGTACGGCAACCCCAAGCTTGTGGATGGCGGACATCCGGGGCGCGAAGGGGCTGAGAAAGCGATGCGCTTATACCGTGGGCTCGGGTTCGAGCGTGGTGAGCGATATGCCGTGGCGCGTATCACTCTGTACAAGCCGGCACCTTACCAAGAGGGAGAGGGCGCGCCAGCACATAGTGCTTTCGCCACGATGGTGCGCGAGGTGACCCGATGAGCGCTGCCAGTAAGATTTGGGCGCAGTATCGTGAGGCCGCCGAGGCGATGTATGCCGCGCGCCATACCGTCGCCGAACTCAACGCGATCCCGGATTGACCCCCGGGCTGGCTGATGCCTATCTCCTGATTCCCCCGAAGGCCTTACTTGATGCGGCCTTGCAGTGCATTGCCCCACCTTGCCCAGCAGGCCACCTCTATAACGCTATCTATATAGATAGGGCGTAGTGCTGCTTGGCTATCCACCACAGCCACACCCCTCGCGCATGCTTGATCAATGTGACTCTGCCTTGCCTGTGCCTGCGCTCACAGGGAGGGACGGCTGCGCCCTTGGTCAATGAGGCGCTGGCCATCGACATGCTGCGGCACAGCGATCCGCTGCGTGCAGGCTGCCTGGCCGGGAGTGTCGGGTGGCGGGGCGCGGCGGGCGCGGGGGACCCTGACGGGCTTGGGCAACGTGCGGGGCCGAAGAGGCGCGATCTTCGAGAGTTTTTCGTATTTCCAATCTTGAATCAGTGAGGATGGCCAGCCCAGATTGGCCCCGGCAGGGCGCCATTGGCCCTCAATCCACCGGCATAACCCCGAAAGCTATTCCTTAACTCCGAAATCCGCCCGCAGGCGCCGAGGCGCCCCATAACAGCAGCATTGGCGCCATGGACCGAAATCAAGTTGCCGCGTCGGCACCGCCCGGGCTCTACAGAATCGCCGCGGCGGCTGCTTTGGTCGGCATTTCCCCTGACTTGCTGGAGTCAGCTATCAAGCGCGGCGAGGCACCCCTCACACTGTTGCGACTGGGAAGTCGCGGGATGTTGTTCGTGCGCGCGGTTGAACTCCATGCATGGCTTCAGGGGGCGGCAGCCGTCAATTCCAATGCGCCGGCCGCAGATCAACCCGCTCACGAGGACGGCTTGGCATGAGCGAGCCCATCGAGACATCCAGGGGTGGCAACGGGCACGGCGGGGCACGGCCCGGCGCCGGCCGGAAGCCCAAGGACTACGTGAAGTCTGAAGCGATCGAGGACTTCGATGAGGCGCGGGCGCGCAACGAGTCGGCAAAGGCTGACCTGAACGAGCTGGAGTTTAAGATCAAGAGCGGCGAGTACGTCTCCCGCGCGGCGGTCATCCAGGCCACCGCGACGGCATACGCGACTATCGCCCAGACCCTGCGCTCCCTGCCCGATCACCTCGAGCGCCGCGTTGCCCTGGCGCCAGAGGTAGCGGAAGAGGTCGGCCGCCATATCGATGAAGCGCTTGGCGAGTTGGCGGATGTCTTCGAGCGGATGGGGCCCAACGATGCTTGAGGATTCTGAGCATTACGATGTGGCACTGGCCGATGTCATCAGTCCATATGCCGCATTTCGTCCGCCGAAGCGGGTCACGGTCAGCGAGGGGGCGGCTCAGAATCTGATCATCAAGCAGACCGGCGGCCCGGCGATGCCATGGTCCGCCGACGAAACGCCTTACATGGTTGAGCCGACAAACATGCTCGCCAGCCGGCGCCATGAAGCGACGATCTTCGTCGGGCCCGCGCGGACCGGCAAGACGGCCGCGCTACTGCTCGGCTGGATGGCTCATGCCGTCGTCAACGACCCTGGTGACATGCTGTTCGTCCAGATGTCGCAGGACAAAGCCCGCGAGTTCAGCAAGACGGACATCGACCGCGCGCTCCGGCACTCCCCAAACCTGGAAAAGATGAAGAGCAGGTCGAGCCAGGACGACACCGTGCATGACAAGCAGTTCAAGCATGGCATGTGGCTCAAGATCGGCTGGCCGACTGTCTCCAACCTGTCGGGCTCGACCTACCGCTACGTCGCCTTCACCGACCTGGACCGGATGCCGGACGACATCGGGGGGGAGGGCGCGCCGTTCCCGCTCGGGCTGAAGCGTACTACCACGTTCATGAGCCGCGGCATGGCCCTGGCCGAGTCGTCCCCGGGCCGCGACCTGACCGACCCCAACTGGCGGCCGGCAACGCCGCACGAGGCGCCGCCTACGAATGGCATCCTGGGCCTGTACAACGGCAGTGACCGGCGCCGCTGGTACTGGAAGTGCCTCGACTGCCGCGAGTGGTTCGAGGCAGAACCCGGGCTCGGCCTGTTCAACCTGCCGCCCGGGGACCAATTAGGTCAGATGGCCCGCGAGGGCGATATCAACGCGCTGGCCGACCAATACAATTTCATCGTTTGCCCGCATTGCGGCTCGATCCATCTGCCCAAGCGGAAGCCTGAACTCAACCGAAGCGGCATCTGGCTTCCTGATGGCGCGCAGATCACCGCCGACGACGAGATCATCGGCGATGCGACCACATCACCTGTTGCCGGCTACTGGCTCGGCGGTGTCGCCGCGGCGTTCCAGTCGTGGAAGTCGCTGCTGTTGCGCTACCTGCAGGCACTCCGCCAGTACGAGCTCAGCGCCGATGAAGAGCCGCTGAAGAACACGACGAACGTGGACCAGGGTATGCCGTACATGAGTCGGCACCTGGCGAACGCCGCCGCGGACACGAACGACCCGGAGAGCCGGAAGGATGGGGCGCTTGAACGGTACGTCGTCCCCGACGAGGCGCGGTGCCTCATTGCCTCGGTGGACGTGCAGGGCGGCACCAACGCGCGCTTCGTCGTGCAAGTGCACGCGATTGGGCCGCATCTCGAGCAGTGGCCCGTGGACCGCTACAACATCACGGAGTCGGCGCGCGAGGGGATGGGCGGCATGGCCCCGATTGATCCGGCATCCTATGCAGAGGACTGGGATTTGCTGACCGAGCGCATCGTTCGCGCGACGTACCGCACCAGCGTCGAGGGGAAGGAACTGCGCGTCAAGTTAACCGTGGTTGACTCGGGCGGCGAGGATGGCGTCACCGACAAGGCCTACGATTGGTACCGGCGAATGCGCCGGCAGGGGTACGCCCAGCGGATCATGCTGGTGAAGGGGGCATCGTCCCGCACGGCGCCGATGATCCGTGAGTCGATGGTCGGGGGCAAGAACGGGAAAGAGGGCGACGTGCCGCTCTACAACCTGAACCCGAACCTGCTGAAAGACGCGGTATGGACCGGACTCAAGCGCCAGTCGCCCGGACCCGGCTACATCCACCTGCCGAAGTGGCCGGCGCAGGCGTTCTTCGATGAGCTGCTCCGCTCCGAGGTGCGGATGCCGAGCGGTACCTGGTCGCAGGTGCGCAAGCGCAATGAAGCGCTGGACCTCGCGGCGTACATCCGCGCCGGTTGCTTGCGCCTGGGACTAGACAAGCTGAAATGGGGTGAGATGCACCTTACGCCCACCTGGGCCCGCCCTCTGGCCGAGAACAGCGAGGTCATCACGACCGAGGATCGGCGTGAGATGAAGGCGAACGAACCCGTGCCTCCCGCGCCGGCCGGCACGTCACAGACGGCCCCGCAGCTCGCCCGGCGCCGCGTTGCTCGGTCCCCGTACCTGGGCTGAGGCGAAATCTGGCCGCAGGCGGGGCTGCGGACCCCACAGCACAATCGGCGTGCTTCTATCCACAGGTGCACGCCGCATGCCAGTCACTCAAACGGACATTGATGCGCTGAACACGGCCATCGCCTCGGGCGAGCGGCGGGTCACGCTCGGCAGCCAGAGCATCACGTATTACAGCATCGCCGAGATGATTCAGGCGCGAAACGACCTGATGCAGCAAAAGGCGATCGCAGATGCCAAGGCCAGCGGTACGCCGCAGCGTCGCCGCACCTTGCTCTACCAAAGCGGGCGGGGGTACTGATGATCGGTCGCCTCAAGACTGCCATCGCACGCCAGGTCGCGCAGATCGTAGCGCGCTACGACGCGGGCGGCAACGGCCGGCGCATGCGCGGCTGGAATGCCCCCAACGCCGGCCCGAACCGGGTGCTGCTGTCTGCCACGAAGGTACGCGACCGGGCGCGCGATGCCGGCCGGAACGACTGGACCGCCTCTGCAGGCGCACAGCGGTGGGTGACGAACCTCATCGGCACCGGCATTGTGCCGCGCGCCAAGAAGATCACCGACAAGGAACTGAAAACGGCCGTCACAGAACTGTGGGACCGATGGGTCAAACAGTCTGATGCCGATGGCGTGCTCAATTTCTACGGGCAGCAGGCGATGGTGACCCGCGCATGGATCGAGTCGGGCGAGGTGTTCGTGCGCCTGCGCTACCGGCGCAAGGGCTCGATGGAAGTGCCCTTCCAAATCCAGGTGATCGAATCCGACTTCGCACCGCAGTTCGATTCGGACTATTGGCCCGGCATGCCGACCGGAAACCGTATCCGCCAAGGCGTCGAGCTTGATCGCATCGGCGCCCGCGTCGCCTACTGGGTCTACCGCGCGCACCCGACCGATTTCACCTCGGAAACGATTGACAAGTCGCACCTGGTGCGCGTGCCAGCCGACGAGATGCTGCACATCTACGAGCCGAAGCGCCCCGGCCAGCTTCGCGGCGTGCCCGAGTTCGCTTCCGTCCTCGCGCGCCTGCGTAATGTCGCCGACTTCGACGACGCCGTGTTGGAGCGCCAGAAGTTGGCCAACCTGTTCGCGCTGTTCATCGAGAAGGCGATGCCGGCAGCTGGGGCTGACGGTGTTGACACGCTCAGCGGGCAACTCATTGAGTATGGTGCGGACGGTATGCCGCTCGCCGGCCTGCAGCCGGGTATTTCGCAGGAGCTGATGCCAGGCGAGAAGGCCGTGTTCTCAAGCCCGCCAGACGCTGGCACGACATACAGCGAGTACATGCGCACGCAGCATATCGCCACAGCAGCGGGTCAGGGTGTTCCCTACGAAGTGCTTTCCGGCGACATCATCAACGTGTCCGACCGGACCCTGCGCGTCATCATCCAAGAGTTTCGACGCTTCGCTGAGCAACGCCAGTGGCACGTCCTCATTCCTATGTTCTGCCAGCGCGTGCGCGATGCATGGGTCGATCAGGCCGCCTTGGTTGACGCAATCCCTAGGCCGGTCATCGGTGAGGCTGCCGCAGTCGAGTGGGCGCCGCACGGCTGGCAGTACATCCATCCGGTTCAGGACGTGCAGGGCAAGAAGATGGAAGTCGATAGCGGCTTCCGGTCGCGGTCCAGCGTCATCGCCGAGCGCGGGGATGACCCCGAGACGGTGGACGCTGAGCGCGCGGCAGACCTTAAGCGAGCCGAAGAACTCGGCCTGCCAATCTCTGCGCCGCAACCTGGTGCAGCGCATCCGGCCGACGATACGGGCCCCGGCCAGTATCCGGGAACGAAAAAGGGGTGATCGATGCAAGACGACTACGGCAATGCTTTCCGTCACCCCGATGCGCAGGACTTCTCTGCGCTCGCCGAGCGAGTCGGGATAGTGGAAGAGCGCACGAAGCGCATCGAGGACAACACCTCTGACCTGATCGATGCCTTCCGCGCGGCGAAGGGTGCGTTCAAGACCCTGGAGATCATCGGCAAGATCGCCCGCCCGCTGTCTTGGATCGGCATGCTCGGCGGGTTTGCGATGTACTCATGGGCCCGGATCAAGGGCTGGGCAGAACACCCGTTCAACTGATACGAAATTCGCCCGCAGGCAGTATGCCTTGCGGAAAACCACAATCCGCATTATTCAGAGGACTGCCATGAAGACCTGGTACCAGATCATCGCCAAAGCCGACGCGCGCGCCGAAATCTCCGTCTACGACGAGATCGGCGCATGGGGCGTCACCGCAAAGAGCTTCATTGCAGACCTAAAGGCGATCGGCGACGTGAAGCAACTTACGCTCTCGATCAACTCGCCGGGGGGCTCGGTATTCGATGCCCTGGCGATGTACAACGCCCTGCGTGCCACTGGGGCGCAGATCACGGTCCGGGTGATGGGCATCGCGGCGAGCGCGGCGAGCCTGCTGGCAATGGTCGGCGACAAGCGCGTCATGCCGGAAAACACCTTCATGATGGTGCACAACCCGCTCGCCGGGATGTTCGGCAACGCGGTCGACCTCCGCGATATGGCCGACGTGCTTGACAAGGTGGGTGCGTCGTTGGTCGCCACCTATGTCGCGCGCACCGGTCGCAGCGAGGCCGATGTGAAGGCGCTGCTGGACGCGGAAACCTACCTGAGCGCCGAGGAAGCGGTCGCACAGGGTTTCGCCGACGAGGTGGAGCCGGCCCTGAAGGTCACTGCGGCATTTGAACTGGACCGCCTGCCGGCGGACATCCAGGCGGTGTTCAAGGCTGCCGCTGACCCCGCCGCGGCTGAAGCTGCTGCCGCTGCGGCCGCCGCCGAAGCCGCTTCTGCTGCTGCCGCAACTGCCGCTACCGAAGCCGCTGCCGCTGCGGCCGCCACGCCGATTGCAGATCAGGTGCTCGCGCTGGCGACGGCAGCCGGCCTGGCGGACTTCGCCGCGCACTGGGCGCTTGCCACTGCCGACATCGGCGACGTGAAAGCCCGTATCGAGGAAGCCCGCGAGATCAAGGCGCTGTGCGCGCTTGCCAAGCGGCCCGATGACGCGGCGGCATTCATTGTCGCGCGAATGTCTGTCGAGAAGGCCCGCGAGAACCTGGTCAACCGTCGTGCTGCCCAAGACGAGTCGGTGCAGATCGACACGACCCCCCGTTCCAAGAATCCGTCCGCCAAGGCTGCGCAGCCCGAGGCGGTGAGCGCATCTGGCATTTGGGCTGCGCGCCACAAGGCATCTCAATAAGGAGTTGAGTCATGACGATGTACACCGAAGGCTTGCACACGGCTGAGTTCCTGCTGGACGATGAGGATAGCTACAGCCGCGAGCAAGTCACCCTGGCCGCTGCAGCGGCGGACCTCGCACCCGGCACGCTGCTTGGCAAGATCACCGCCAGCGGCAAGTACGCGCCCTATGTCAACACGAATTCGGACGGCACCGAAACGGCAGTCGCAATTCTGTACGCACACGCCCCCGACCTGGCAGTTGATCAGAAAGTCACCATCGTCGCCCGCCAGGCTGAAGTCGCTTCCTACGCCTTGGTCGGTCTGGATGCGCCGGCTCGCGTAGACCTCGCTGCCGTCGGCATCATCGTCCGCGACTAAGCCGCGGCAACGACAACCCAATTTCAGGAGAACCGCAACATGCCGGCACTCGATATTTTCCAGAATGACGCCTTCGGCGTCGTGTCGCTCACCAAGGCGATCAATGATGTCCCGTATGAACCGAAGCGACTCGGCGAGCTCGGTTGGTTCTCGGAAGAGGGCGTCACCACCACATCGCTGATGATTGAGCGCGAGGGCACCACGATCAGCCTGGTCCCATCCGGCGCCCGCGGTGCGCCCGCGAAGCCCGTTGGTCCGGACAAGCGCAAGGTCGTGCCCCTGCCGGCCGTCCACCTGCCACAGCGCGCGACCATCAACGCCGACGAGGTGCAGAACGTGCGTGCATTCGGCAGCGAGACGGACGAGATGACCGTCATGTCCCTGGTGAACAAGCGTCTGGTGAAGCTGCGTCGCAACATCGATACCACGATTGAGTGGCAGCGCATGGGTGCCGTCAAGGGGCAGATTCTGGACGCGGACGGCTCGGTGCTGCTCGACCTCTTCCAGACCTTCGGCCTCAGCAAGGTCACCAAGGCGCTCGCGCTGAACGTCGATGCCACCAAGTTGCGCTCGCTGGTCGTTGGCGCCAAGCGCACGATGGAAGTGAACCTCGGCGGCCTAGGATACCGCAGCATCCGCACATTGTGCTCGGCGAGTTTCTTCGACGCCTTCGTCGATCACCCTGCCGTGCAGCGTGCCTATGACAACTTCCAGGATCGTGCCAAGCTCCAGGAAGACTTGCGCGGCGGCTTCATGTGGGGCGGTGTGTTCTGGGAAGAGTACCGCGGCAACATCAGCGGCCAGCCGTTCATTGCGGACGGTAAGGCGCATATGGTTCCGGAAGGCGTACCCGACCTCTTCAGCACGACCTACGCACCGGCCGACTACATGGAGACCGTGAACACTGTCGGCCTGCCGTACTACGCCAAGCAGGAACTCAAGGAGTTCAACAAGGGCGTGGAGATCGAGGCGCAGTCGAACCCGATCACCTTCTGCACCCGCCCGGATGCGCTGATCGAGCTTTCGATCTCGTAATCGCGTGGCACTGAGCGCGTTCAACCGCCTCGCGGACCGCATCCTCGCTCGATTGGGTGAGGATGCGGTTTTGCGTACTGCGGAGGTGTGCCGAGTGAACATCGAGCACAACGTCGAAATCGCCGGAAATGACGGGCAGATGGTCTATTCCCGCTCGGTGGCGACGATGCTGAAGTCCCTCAAGCCTCGCATGGGCGACCCCCTGGTGTTTGTCGACGCTGCCGGTATGCCGATCCCCGCGCAGTCGTATGCAATCGACTCGCCCCCATTCGAAGAGAACGGATACACCGCGCGGTATGTCCTCCGGAGCACGTGATGGCACGTCTCAGCAGCTTCTCGGTCACCGTCGATACCATTGCGGTCGAAGAGGTCGCGCAGTCGCTCGGCCGCATCGACGGTGCCGCGCTCGGCCGCGCCGCGATGACGGCGGTGAATACTGTCGCTGAGCAAGCATTCAATGATGCCCGCAAGAAGATGAACGAGGGTATCAACCTGACAGATGCCTATCTGCAGGCGAATATGTCGTTCACGCCGGCCACGGACACCGTGAAGCCGACTGCCGTGGTTACCGCGCGCCGCGAGCACTCGACGCTGACACGCTACGGTGCACAGCAGTTGACGAAGCCCGTGCGGTTCCCGAATGGCTCGTTCACCTCTGGCACGATGGGGAAGAACCCCCGCAAGGCTGGCGCAATGCTCCCCTGGAAGCTCCGCACGGGCGATGAGAGCCGTGGCATCCCGGTCAATATGAAGCAGGCGGGCCTCTCCGTCGAGGTGACGCGCGGCAGCCGCAAGCCGATCAGTTATGCGTTCGTCATCCGTGGGCGCAACGGCAATTTACTGACCGCCAAGCGCGTTCCGGGGACACGCCGCAAGATCGAGGTGCTGTATGGCCCATCGGTCTACCAATTGTTCCGCGCCGCGCTGGACACCACGTTCCTAGCAGACGTGGCGGACCGCCTGAGCAAGACCGTTGTGACGCTCACGGCCGATGAACTGAAAAAGGCAATGGAATGAGCAAAGCAAGCGAGATCGCGGGAGAACTCGTCGCGCGTATCGCCACGATCACCAAGGCGAACGGCTACGCCACGGACATCGGCACGCATACGTTCCGCGGCAAGCGCCGCCTGGACGAAGAAGCGCACCTGCCGTGCGTGATTCTGGTCGAGGGGAACGACTCGCCGAAGACCGACGACAACCTCACAAGCGTCGGTATTGAGCAGGCGTATTTGTTCGAGTCGCATGATTTCTGCGATCCGGATAACCCGAACGACAAGGCACACCTGATGATCGCCGACCTGAAGCGCGCGATTTTCTCAGGGGAGCCGAAGCACGGGCTGCGCCTGAACGGAAAAGTGCGGGCGCTCAATTACCGCGGGCGCGTCATGGGTGCGCGCGAAGACGGCGCCGGCATGGTGTTCGCCGGCATCCATATCACGGTTTTCTACACCGAAGACCTGACGAACCCCTGACGAAATTCCCCCGCAGGCGTGTAGACCCCCGGATCGCCACACTTCCACCGTGCCAGTGTGGCGATTATCGGAGATACCCCTATGTCTGCTCGTGGATTTCTTGGCGCTGGCGATCTTTACATCGCCCGCTATAACCCAACCACCGCGCTGTACGATGCCTTCCAAGGCCCGTATGAAGCCAAAAAGTTTGAAATCAAGCCGTCCGTGGACATCAAAGACTTGGCTTCGCGCGGCCGCAGTACCTATGGTCAGGTGATCGAGACGGTCACGCTGCCGAAGCCAACCGAGTTCACGATCGAACTGCCCGAAGTCAACAAGGACTCGCTCTCGATCGCGCTGCTCGGTACCGACTCGGTTCTCAACACCGCGGGCGGGACCATCACTGACGAGGTAGCCGTCGCCCATCTTGGCGCCAAGGCGGGCGGCTGGTCGGAACTGTCGAAGACGAACTTCGCGCAGGCCGGCTTCACAGTCAAGAACCAAGCCGGTGCCGTGACCTACGTGCTTGGCACCGATTACGAAGTCAATTGGCGCATGGGCTGGATTCGCCCCCTGGTTGGCGGTGCGATCCTGGACGGCGATTCGCTCAAGGTGACCGGTACCTACAACGCAGTCAGCGGCACGCAGATTCGTGGCTCGACCTCCAATGAGATTCGTGCGCGCTTCCGTCTCGATGGCGTCAACTTTGCGGACAACCTGCCAGTGCTCGTCGACATCTATGAAGGTGTCGTTGCCGCAAACAGCGCGTTCGACTTCTTGCAGAACGACTTCGCGACGATCTCGCTGCCGGGCCGTCTCAAGACCCCTGCGGGCAAGTCTGAGCCCTACACCGTGAAGTTGCTGGATACCGCGATCTAAAGCGGTAAGCGCACGCCCGGGGCACTCGCCCTTGGGCGCGCGGTGAGGGCGCTAACGCTCACTTACATCATCATTCTCTGCGGGCCGCCATGGCAGACAATAACACCGACGTATCCCTCCGGGTTACTGCTTCGACAGATGGCGCCGAGAGTATCCGGAAGCTCGCCGACGACGTTCGCAACCTCGCGAAGCAGGGCGGTGATGCCGCGCCTGAGTTTCAACGCCTGGCGGCCGAACTCGACCGCCTTTCCGGCCAGGCCACCGCCGTCCAGAACTTTTCCGATCTGCGCCACGAGATCGAGCAACTGGCGGCTGAGCAGAAGAAGTCGGCCGACAGCGCTGGGGAACTGAGCGGGAAACTGCGAGAGCTCTCCGGAACGACCGGGGAATTCCAGGCTGCCGAGGCGCAGGCGAAGCAGGAAGTGCGCGACGCCCAGCGCGGAATTGCCGACAAGCGCGACGCCCTGGCACGCCTGAAACTCGAATACGACGACACGGGGAAGCAGAGCGCCGACTACAGGCAGCAGGTGCAGGCGCTCAACCTGTCGATCCTCGATGCGAAGGTCGCGCTGCGCGACAAGAAGGACGCCCTGGTCGCGGCGCAGCAGGCCACGAAGGGCGCTACTGATGCCGAGCAGCAGTTGTCCGCGCAGAGCAAACTCGCGAACGCCGAGGTAAAGGCGACCACACGGGAGCTGACGCAGCGCAATGCGGCGCTGAACGATGCGCAGGCCGCGCTGAAGGCAACGGGCGTCGCGTCTGAGGACGTGGCCACGGCGCAGGCAGACGTGCGCAAGGCGTTCGCGGAAACCGCAGCGGCCGTCGAGCAGCAGCAGGCCGCCCTCGTCGAGCGCCGGCAGGCCGAAGCCGCCGCAGCGGAACTCGCTAAGCAGGCCGCCGCGGAGGAAGATCGCCTCGCCACCATCCAGCAGAATAACCGCTACCGCCTCGCCGCGGTTGCGCGCGAGCAACTGGACGCCGAGCGGACGCAGTATGCAGAATCCGCCCGCCTGGCGAAGACGGCCACCGACGCCAAGATCGCGGCCGAGCGCCAGTACAGTGATTTCGTCAAGGGTTCGGCGCAGGCGCGCAAGGCGCTCGACGATGCCTTCGCGCAGACGGGCGTGCGCTCGGCAAGGTCGGTGGAAGTCGAGATCAGCAAGGTCAACGCAGCGCTGCATATGCTGGCGAACGATGCGTCGGTGAGCGGGGCCGAGTTCGACCGTGCCTTTGCGGGCGCGCAACGGCGCATCAAGTCGCTGAAGGACTCCCTCGATGACGCGCAGGGGGCGATGGGCAAGACATCCGGCGCCGCGCGCCTGGTGAGCGGCGCGTTCGGGCAGTTGGCGGCAGTCTACGGCAGTATCGAGCTGACCACGAAGTTCATCGATGCGAACGTGCAGTTGGAGAAACTGCGCCGATCGCTTGCCGTTACCTCGGGCAGCGCGCAAGAGGCTGCGCGGCAGATCGAGTTTTTGCGCGTCACGGCAAACAGGTCCGGCATCGCAATCGGGGACATCAGCGACTCCTATGTCCGGTTCTCGACCTCCGCCAAGATGGCTGGGATCGAGGCGAGGGTGGTGGATGACGTTTTCGCCGCCATCACACGCACGGCTGGCGTTATGGGGCAGGGTAGCGAGCGCGCCGCCCTGGCCCTGGATGCACTTGCGCAGATGGCGGGCAAGGGCACCGTGTCGATGGAAGAGTTGCGCCAGCAACTCGGCGACTCACTCCCCGGCGCGCTGAAGGTGGCGGCAGACGGGCTCGGGCTCACAGTCAAGCAGTTAACGCAGATGGTGGAGAGCGGACAGGTGATGGCGGCTGACATGCTGCCGGCGCTCGCCTCCGCCCTGACGAAGACCATCGCCAAGGGCACCGACGATGTGCAGGGGTTCCAGGCGTCGTGGGCTCGCCTGAAGAACGAAGTCACGCTATCCGCACAGGCGCTAGGTGACACGGGCGCCTTTGACGCGATGACGTGGGCGCTTCGTCAGCTTGCTGTTGCGGCGGGCGTAGTCGCAATGGGTATCACTGCCCCGCTTGACTTTGCTTTTTCGGGCATAAAGGCGATCAGCACATTATTGGATGGCGTCGTCAATGGCGAGTTAAAGAATGCGAAGGAGGCGGCCAGCAAGATCATGGACGATTTTGTTGACCGGGAGGCCAAGTTCGGCCTTGCGTTGCAAAATCTTGCCAATGGGACAAGCGGCGCCGCGTCCGCGCAATCGAAAGCCGGTACTGCCGCAAAACAGGCCGGGCAAGATGTTGCCTCTGCGGTACCAGGGGTGAACGCCAATGCGCAGGCCCAGCGCGGCGCCGCTGCAGCCGCAACGGAGCATGCGCAGGCGCAGACGCAAGCGGGTGCCGCCGCAGTGCAGGCGGGCGATCAAGCCGCGAGCGGGGCAGCAGGCTGGTACACGATCATGGCGGCCTACTTGAAGCTAAACAAGGACGCGGAACAGGCTACCGTCATTTCCGAAAAATTGGCGGCGGCCAAGAAGGCTGAGGGTGCGGCAGCCGTGCATCTGGCGACGATGGCCGGCAACGAGATTCAGATGCGCAGTGCGGCGGTTGCCGCTGCGGAAGAGGATCACACAGCCCTGCAGCAGCTATCGAGCGCCCGCCAGCAGGAGGTGAATAACCTGAAGGCGCAGGTGGAGTCGCTGAATGCAGCAGCTGCGGCGTCGGGCGGCCTGCGCGACGACCAGAAGGAGCAAATCAAGACACTCACCGACCTGATCGAAAAGAAGCAGGCTGAAGCGGAGCGATCCAAGCAGGCTGCGACTGCCGCTGAAATTGAAGCGCAAGCGAGGAAACTCGCCCTTGAGACGTACAAAGACAATTCCGGCAGGCTAGACGAGCTGCGCGATGCCGCGAAGAATGCCACCGATGAACTTGCGCACATGCGGCAGCAGGAAGTACTCGGCGCAGCTTCACACGAGGATGTTGCGCACGCGGCTGAGGCTGCCGCTTATGCGGAAGGGATGTATCACGACGCTCTAGCCGATACCGCATCGGCTGCCGCGCGCAAGGTGGCGATTCTGCGCCAGGATGCCGCCGAGACGGACATAAGCACGCGCGCGCGCCTAGCCTACGCCAAGACACAGGAGCAGGAAGCGAACCTCTACGGGCAGACCTGGGCCGCCGCCGACGCGCGTATCAAACAGAAGCAGATCGAGATCGAGCAGGTGCGTAACCACATGGCCGCCGTGGATGCGGAGACGAAAGCAACCCTTGCAAAGATCGAGGCGGATCGCGCCGAAATGGCTGCGAAGGGTCCGCTCCTACCTGCCCAGCAGGATGAAATCGACTTGCGGATCCGCAACGCGAAGGCGAAACAATTGGAGGCGCAGGCTGGTGAGCAGTCGATCCGCCAACTCCAACTCGAAATCGAGGCAATCCGCAACCGGAATGTCGAAGCCGAAAACTCGCAGCGCATCGATGCCGCGGCGCAGGAATCGCGCATCAAGAGCCACACGAACGGATCGGTCACCGCGTCGCAGAACGATGGGTTGATGTCGCTGGCGGCGAAGCAGAGGGCGGGAACGCTCAGCGCCGATGACCTGAAGGCCGCACAGGCCGTCTTTCAAGCATCCGACGCCAATTTCCAGATGATGCAGCAGTACCGCTCGCAATACACGCTCGCCGGTCAAACGAGCGTGACAGCGGCATATACCCAGTCGAAGTCAATCCTAGACGCAGTGCAGGCCGCGGCGGGGAAGGGTGCTGCCGGCGCCCCGGGCTCGAAGACGGCGCAACCCGGGACCGGGACGCGCACCATCAACATCAATGTCGGAGGCAAGAGCACGGCGGTCAATGTCGCGAGCGAGGCGGATGCCAACAACCTCGCGGGCGTGATGCGGCAGCTTGAGAGCTTGTCCGGGAGGTCCAACGCATGAGCATCACCCTGGCGGTAGGCGCCACATCCATCGATCTGCATCCGGACCTGTACTGGTCCGACGAAAACAATTGGCACCCGGTCGAGCAGACCGTGCAGCGGACCCTCACGGGGGCGCTCATCGTGAGCAGCGCCACGCGGCTCGCCGGCCGCCCGATCACGCTTGAGCCCGAAGACGATTCGAGCGCCTGGATGAATGGGGCGACGAAGGATCAATTGCGAAATTGGGCCGCAGTCGCAGGGCAGCAGATGACTCTTACACTGCGCGGGCAGGCTCGCACCGTGATCTTCCGACATCAGGACGGCGCAGGGGTCGAAGCCAAGCCCGTTGTGCATTACAGCGACGTGGTTGATGGCGACTGGTTCCTTGTCACCCTGCGACTCATGGAGATTTAAAGAATGCCCATCCAATCGGGTGACATCAAGCTAATGCAGTCCGAAGTCCTGCTCGACACCGACAATGGTGGCGGAAAAATCACGGCGAACGAGGTTGTGGACGGGGTATCGAACAACCTGTTCCCGGACGTGTCGGAATTGGATCGGGTCTACGGCCGTATCGGGCTGCGCAAGGCATACCCCTCGGTGCAGGTGACCGGCACGGACAGTTACCTCGGCGCGCATGCCATTGTGCTCAAGGAGCCGGCTGACCCGGCTGTGAGCGTGACGATGTTCACCACCAAGTCGTGGTACGACCAGCGCCTCGCCGCTGCCAACAATATCCAGAGCTACCTGGCCAAGAGCGTGAAATGGCCGGGACAGGTGCTGGGTATCCAACTTGCCGGACAGCGTTCAATTCAGCTTTTGCTGAAGGTTGGCGATGCGCTTCCCAAGGTCGGGCAAAGCCTGGTACTGATCCAGGATGAAGGCAAGCCTACAGAGTTCTCGCAGTTCGTGCGGGTTCAGACCGTCACCACCAACACCCGCCAGTTCACCGTATTGGTGGGCAACACCTCGACGACGTTCACGGCGGTGATGGTGACCTGCACGATCTCGTCGCAGTTGCTGTACACCTTCACCGGCCCTGATGCCTCACCGCTGGACCTTGGCTCGTCGGCGGGCTGCATCTGCCGCGACACGCAGGTAGCCAACGCCGCCAACTATTACGGGATCGCACCGGTCACCGCGCCGGCCAATCCGGGCGACATTTCGATACAGGCAGCCTCGATCTTTTCGCAACTGGTGCCAAGTTCGCAGCAGCAGACCCCACTGACCAATTTGAGCGCGGCGGGCACCACAAATCCAGCCGTGCAGTCCGGCACGAACACCCAGTCGGAGACCGTGACGGTGACTGGGGCAGCGCAGACAATCTACGTGCCGACCGCTATCAAGCCTGGCACCTTGGTACTCGGCCCGGCCTCGGACGATGGCATGGGCAACCTGATTGTCACCGCCACGGGCGTGATCGTCGGCACGGTGACCTACACGACCAACTTGATCACCGTTGCGCAGTCGATTGGCACCTCGGGCAGCGTTACCTTGTCGTGGATGCCTGCCGGTGTACCGATCCTGCCGCAGAACACCGCCGCCATTGACATCGACCAGACCAACCGGGTCAATGTGTTCGTGATGACGCTGGTACCCTCGCCGGCTCCGCGTCGTCTGTCGGTGTCCTATATGTCGCAGGGCAACTGGTACACCCTGACCGATGTGGGCGGTGGTGCCAGCGGCTCGATCAAGGGCTCGGACCCCTCGCTGGGCGCTGGCACGATCAATTACGCCACCGGCACCGTGACCGTGACCTTGGGCAGCCTGCCGGATGACGCGTCCTCGATCCTATTTACATGGGCATCGCCGGCCACCACCTTCAATCGCTCCAATACGGTCCCGTTCGCACCCTACGTGAGCTTCTTCATCACGCCGGCAGCGGGTCAGCAACTGGTGCAGAACACTGTCACCGTGACGTGGCCGAATGGTAGCGGTGGCAACTTTACCGCTACGCTGAATCCGGCCACCCAGCAGTTCACCGGGGATGGCACTGGCTTCGCGCGCTGGATCAACGGCCAGTACGAGTTGCGTATGCGCCCGAACGTTATCACGGCCAGCGGGACGGTGTTCACCGCCAACTACAACCTCGGCACCAAGAAGACCCAACATTTCAACGCGCCGGCCCGCGACGGCAACGGTAAGTTGTCGGTGACCGTGGCTGACACCAATCTTGTGCCTGGCTCGGTCAAGGTCACATGGAATGTGCTGATCAACGATTACAGCCTGATCAGCAACATCCCTGCGCAGATGCAGTACTTCAAGGCCGACCCCTACGTGACCGCGCAGGATGACGGCTCGGGCGTGCTGAAGCGCTACAACGCAGACGGCACCACTACCCCGGTTACCAACGGCGCCGTCAACTACGCCACCGGCACGGCGACCTTCACCCCGGACATCATCGTCAAGATCGCTCAACCGCTGTTCTCATCGAGCCTGATCGGCTACATGAAGAACGCCATCGGCAACGGTGTGATCGGCTTCACCCACGGCGATCCGGTCTACCAGAACGTCTTACAGGGCATCCAGTACTACGACGCGGCAGCCACCTATCCCAATGACCTCTCCGGCTCAGTGGACGTGGAGTACTTGACCACCTCAGGCAGTGCGACGCAGCAGACGGTGACCATGACCTCGTGGAATCTGAAGCTGATGTACCAGTACGCCGAGAACATCGTGCCGGGTTCGGTCCTATTCGGATGGGGTGGCAAGACCTACTACGACAACGGCACGGGTACGCTGCTCTGTGACTTCAATCCGTCCACCAACGCCGGCACGGCGGCGGGCACCATCAACTATGCGACCGGCGACTGCTCCATCACGACGTTCAATGCGGGTAGCACCAACACGCTAACCCTGTTGTCGATGCTGACCACGCAAGGTGGCACCCCGGTTGACTTTGCCACCTTCCGCATCCCGGCCGCGCCTGTGGTACCTGGTAGCCTGCAGATCCAGTTCTCTCCGGTCACGGGCGGAACGGTCACGGTGACGGCCAACTCGGATGGCACGATCTCGGGCACCAACGTGTTCGGCACGGTCAACTACCAGACCGGCGTGGTCAATCTGCGCTTCGGCCAGATGGTGACGGCGGCGGGCAACGAGTCGCAGGTCTGGTACAACGCCAGCGCGGTGACCGAACTGGGCAAAATATTCAAGCCCTACCCGGCCTTCGCCAGCACCATCGTGTTCAACGCGGTGGCCTACAGCTACCTGCCGCTGGATAGCTCGATCCTCGGCCTGGACCCGGTACGCCTGCCCACCGATGGGCGGGTGCCGATC